AAGGTTGAGGATTCTTTGAATATGACATACATGGCGAAGTATGTCAAAGGCACGAAGTTGAAGTTCAATTTCAAGAATGTCCCCGCCTTTTCAGAGGATATGGATAATAAGGTCAAGACCGCTGAAACGCTTTTCAAGATGGGATTCACTCGTAACGAGATCAATGATAAATTGGAAATGGGCTTTGAAGAACAGCCATGGGGTGATCAATGGTGGATCAATGCGACTCTATCACCTGCGGGCGAAGCACCTGTTGATCCAGAGAAACCTGCCGAGAAGTCTGTTGATCCTATTGAGAAGGCTTTTGAAGGTAGTGAGCATATGGAAGCGGTCATTAAAGGATTCCTGACTAAGCATGAGCGGATCGAAGCAAAGATGGCAAAGAAGGTCAAACGTCACTTCTATAATTTGAGGAAAGATATTTTGGAACTGCCTGACAATGTGTTGGGTGTTCTTGATTTAGGGATCAACTGGGAATCAGCAGATGATTCAATCAAGAAGTTGGTTGCCCCTTTAATCAGGGAAGCGGTTGAGGCAGGTATCAATTCAGCAGAGGATGATATTGGCAAGGGTAAAGCACCGACAATCGCAAAAGAGATTCAGGATGCTGAAACAGGTATCTCTGAAACCGATGGTGTATTGAACTCTTATTTCGCTTTACGTTTAGATAAGATCACAGGGATCAACAGGACAATCCGAAAGATGTTGTTGGCTCAGATTGAGAAGGCTTTGAAGAATGGCGTTATCTCAGGTGGCACAATGACTGAGATCGCTCGTGGCGTTCGTGATGTGACAAGAGAGTTCTTCAACAATGCAGGATCAAGATCAAAGTTGATTGCTCGCACAGAAACAACTGGTGCGATGAATGGTGGTGCTATGGCATATTATAAAGATGCGGGCATGACAGAAAAATCTTGGGAAACTGCACATGATGAACACGTCCGTGATTCGCATATTAGGTGTCAATCTCAGAGTTTCATTGATATTGATAAGACTTTTGTTAATGGATTAATGCACCCGGGCGATCAAGCCGCAGGGGATGTCGGTGAGGTTGCAAACTGTCGTTGCCGACTATTCGCAAAGTAAAGGGGAAAAAAGGTATGGAAATGATTGCAAAGTTCTTTAGAGGTGAGGTCAAAGATGTCAATGAAGATAAGAAGACGTTGACCGCTGTTATCAGTACGAAAGATTCTGATCGTGATGGGGACATCGTTCTGCCTTCATCATTCAAGACATCGCTCAAAGGCTATATGAAACATCCTGTCCTATTGGCGGATCATAATTACTATGATCTCAGGAAACAGATCGGGAAAGCTAAGAAGATCACGATCAATGATAAGGATGTCGTTGCAGAGTTTGAATATTTTCATGGTGAAGGTAATGATGAAGCTGATTGGGCTTGGAAGTTAGCCAAAGAGGGACTTGCGTCATTCTCGATTGGGTTCATTGGTCTTGAAGCAGAACCAATGTATTCAAAGGATGAGAATGGTGAGAAGTATTATTCAGGACGTAAGTTCACGAAGATTGAGTTGATGGAAGTCAGTCAGGTATTGGTTCCTTCAAACAGGGGTGCTTTGCAGGCTTCTGCTGATCTTCATGAGATGGCTTGCAAATCAATCAAAGAAGGAAAGTTGAAGATGCCTGATGCCGATGCCCCCAAAGAAGAAGATCCAGATGCTATTCCGCCAGTTGTGGAAGATCCACCTGCTGAAAAGCCAGAAGATAAGCCCGCAGAATCCCCAGTAGTTCCTGAGGATGAGTCAGGTGAGCCGAAAGTGGATGAAAAGGTTGAAGCACCTGTTGTCGCAGAAGAAAAGCCCGCAGATGGCGTTTGTGAGCAATGCGGGTTCGATTATATGAGAAGGAAAGACGGATCTAAATTCTGCGGATGCAGAGAAGAAACCCATTACTCAGAGATTATCTTGGGCAAGGGTGGCGATGAGCCAGTACCTGAGCCAAACAAGGAATCAATAAATGAAGCAATCAAACAAGGTGTCGCAGAGGCACTTAAACGAGAGGAATAAAAGATTATGAATCTAGATGAAATGAAAGGCGTAGTGAAAGACGCAGTTTCGCCTTTATCAGAAAAACTTGACGCTGTAGATGCTCGCATCAAAGCGGTTGAAGATTTACCGATTGTGAAGGATACTCCTGCAATCATTGTTCGTGAAAAAGAGTATAAAGGCAAGACGATTGCAAAGCAGGGAATCTTGTTTCGTGAAAAAGGCATTAGCGAAGAAACTTGTGATAATTTCTCCAAGTTCTTGATTGATGTTGCAACAAAGACGACATTGGTTGAAGGAACAGACGCCAATGGTGGGTATTTAGTTAAAGATGAATATGCTGATGTATTGTATGAGTTAGCAAAATCATCTTCTTTCGCTTTGCAAATCTGCAAGGTGATGGAAATGGGAACGGATGTATTAAAAGTTCCTACTGAAGCAACAAAGGGTGCGGCAACTTGGATTGAAGAAAGCGGAGAAAAGACTGCTTCTGATCCTACTTTCGGTCAAGTAACATTGACTGCAAAGAAGTTGATGAATCTTGCTGTCGCTTCTGGTGAGTTGATCGCTGACTCTAGCTTTGACATTGCGTCATTGTTAGCACAGCAGTTCGCTTACACACAGGGTCAAGAAATTGACAACCAGTTGTTCAATGGTACTGGTGATCCTGTTAGTGGTGTTTTGACTGCAAAGGCAGGGTATTCAGTTATCCTTTCCGCAGGGGCTTCAATGTCAACTGTTACAGCAACGGATCTTTCGCTTGCTATTAGCAAATTGGCTGAAGGTCGTTTGGGCAATGCACGTTTCTTGTTTGGACGTTTAGCTTCTCATTATGTTCGTTCTTTGAAGGACAGCAACAACCGTCCTATCTATGCAGAGATCGGTGGAACAACTCCAAGAACAGTTTATGAATATCCAGTAAACATGACCGAGAATATCGCTAATGTTGATGGGGCTTCTAAGGCTCTTGGTGTATTTGGAAACTTCAGCAACTTGCTCTTAGGTCGTCGAGCAGGGGCAATGCGTATCGAGTTAGATCCTTATACTCGCTTTGCATATGATGAAGTGCGTTTCCGAATGATTAGTCGATGGGCATTTGGATATGGCGACGCAAATGCGTTTGTTCGTATCATGTCGGCGACTGCGTAACCGTTAAACTAGAGGTTTTTGGGGGGGTTTCCGTTAATAATCCCCCCCTTTTATTATGACGATAACTATTATCATACCGACGATAAATGCAAAGCCTGAATGGTTATCAAGAGCGTTAGGAAGTTGTTCATTCGCAGATGAGATTTTAATCACAAAAGAATTAGGGATATCCAAAGCGGTCAACAATGCTGTGGATCTAGCAAGATGCGAGTGGATCGGGGTGATGCCCGATGATGATTTTTATCTACCAGAGATTTTTAAGATCGTTGAGAAGATGGTCAGGTCTGATGCGGATATTATAAAGTTCCCATGTAGGCAGATGCTTGAAGAAACATTTCTCGATGGGATATATGATACAGAAGAAAAGACGATTTACGGAAGTTGCTTTATGAGAAGGAAAGCATTTCTGGATTTAGGTGGGTACAGGGGAGAGATATTTCAGGATCAAGAAATCTATAACAGAGCCAGAGCCGAAGGTTTCAAGGTAGAATACATTCCTATTGCGGGTGGTGTATTCAGATGGAACAAAAGATCAAAGCAACAAAGAGGGGCAAATAGATGTTGAAGTCAGCGGTCTTATTCCTTACATGGAATTGCAACATGAATTGTCCGTATTGTTGGGAGCGTCAGGCTCAGAAGAATGGCAAGTTCACTCCTGAACCTTTTATCGACACAGATAAATGGATCGAGTCAATCAATAAATTAGATATTCAGACTCTTGATATAAGTGGCGGAGAGCCTTTCTCACAGCCAAGATTTTATGATCTCATCAAAGGGATCAACGTTCCAAGGGTAGCAATCACCACAAACATATCTTATGATCTAACATCATTCGTGAGGGATGTCAGTCCTGACAGGATCATATCAATGACAGTTAGTTATCACCCAACACAGAAGATGTCTTTCGAGAGTTTTCTCGGCAAGTGTCTTTTCCTGCGGGAGAATGGATTTAATATAACAATCAATTATGTTACATACCCGGAACAAATGTACCTTATCCCAACGCTGAAGGCTCAACTTCTTGGCATGGGGTTCAAGTTTCATGTTGATCCATATGTGCCAACCGAGTTCTTCCCGTATACTTTCAGCCAAGAGGAACTGGATTTCCTTGCACCTTATGTTGCGGGGGATCGTGTGAAGCCTACAGGAGATCCAAGCAAGCCAAAGATGTGTTCTGGTGGAATGGATCATCTAAATATTCACCCAACAGGCGATGCTTTCAGATGTCTTCACGATAAGGTTCTTGGATTGGATAAGGTTGGGAACATCTTTGATAAAGATTTCAAGCTAAACAAACGCAATACTCAATGCGATGATTGGGCTAATTGTTCAGGATGTGATCGGGATAAGGTGACTATGAATGGTTGAGTGTAACGTGATGGCTCAGTATATTTGCAAAAAGAATCCTCTACATACAGAGTGTTCGCCTTCAGGACAGAGGAAATTGTGTTGGCAATGTGGTGGAAAGATGATCGAGAAACGTCAAGCGAAAGTGGTGACGAAGAATGGGAAATAAGCCAAGGATCTTATGGGGTACACCAGAGCGTGATGCTGTTGGTAATGGTTTGGGATATTCATTCCATAATAGGATGATGATCAAACACACCATGCCACATATTATCAATGATTCAGAATCGAACATCGTTCTTCAGATTGTGTCAGGGGATAAGTTTGAGCCTGTGAAGGGTCGGATTAATGTCCTATTTACAATGTGGGAATTTATTGATGTACCGCCTTCATACCAAAAAGCATTGGCAAAGGCTGATTATGTGATTGTGCCTTCATCGTTCTGCAAAGAGATATTCGCTCCATATTGTAAGAACACTCCGATCGTATGTTGGGAAGGGGTTGATCCTAATCAGTATAAATTCGTTAAGAGAGAAAGAGGATCGAAATTTAGATTCTTATGGGTTGGTGCTCCAAACCCCCGCAAGGGATATCAGAGCATCCTGAATGTGATCCAGATTGCAGACAAATATCCAAACATCGAGTTCTATCTAAAGACAACGACAAAGAAGATTTCTTTGGTTGATACTATCAAGCAGACGATTAAGCATTGGGGTCAGATCAAAGATGTGAAAGGCGGGATGGAAGGTCTTGTACGGATCATAAAAAGAATCCCATCACCATTCAATGCTGAGAAAATCTTCACCTATGGGGTGCATAAGAATATTTTTGTGGATACTCGCAAACTGCCACTTCAGGATCTCATTGATCTATATGGGAAGGCTTCAGCGTTTCTTTTCCCTTCATTGGGTGAAGGGTGGGGGTTGACGTTGACTGAAGCGATGGCGACAGGATTGCCATGTATATCAACGGACAAGACAGGCTGTGCGGATTATTTTGATAAGAGTGTCGGCTATGTGATCAAGACAGATGTCGGAAGTCTTGGGGCTTTACCTAATTATGGTCTTGATGATTGTCGTGCGTATATTCCAGACACACAGAATTTCTTTGATCAGATGATGAGGGTTGTTACTCATTATGGTGAAGCGTTGAAAAAAGGAAGGCAAGCAAGCTATCGAATGAGAACGAAGTTCACTTGGGAACGATCTGGGCTGAGATTGGCTCAAATTTTAACTGACATTTATGAAAAAGAGGGTATGGATGAAAAGATTTCTTCTGGCTTTGGGCTTCGTTTTAATTCTAACAAGTCCATCGTTTAGCCAACAGTACACTTGGCGTTATCAATCAGATGCGGATTGCGATTCTAA